TCTTCTTCGAAAGCTCTGTCAGATGTTTCAGATGGGAAAATCTCCGCATGTTGATTTTCATATCTATTGTATTCAAGTCCGAATAATGCATTCAAACCTGGTTCTAGTTCTTTAACTAGTTGTGCTCGTGATATTGCCATGATCTATACTCCTGTTCCACTTCTAAAGAAGTGATTGTTGATTCTAACAAGAATATTCGCATTAGCTTCACTTGTGTCACTGTTGTCTGGATCTTGACAAATATCTATTGCTTGTACAACAAAAGTATTTGCAGTTCCTACAACAGAAACGTCAAGTTGTGCTTTCGAAATACCTGTTTGTGTAACTCCAGTAGTATTAGTTATACCGTAATTACTAAAAAGGTTTGCTCTTGCAAAAACAGCATCAGCATCCGCTAAGAATACTGCGTCTGGATCATCTACGATGTATGCAGTTAAATTACCTTCAGTAGGTGTAACTCCACCAGGGTAATAGTTCTTATACGTTGGCTTTTGCGTTGTTGGGTCGTTATAGAAACAACCATTAAAGACACCCACAACAACATTTGAAGCTCCACCCGATGGATCGTACTTTTCAATATTACCAGTAGAAGTTGGTATAACCAAATCTCCTTGATAAATTGCTGTAGCATATCCGGGCTTAACTGTATATCTGTTTTGGGCTCCAACTAATGGTGTTCCGTCTAGTTTTCTGTAAGGTCTAAGACCGAACTTTTCTACTACGTTACTCATATGTTTTCTCCTATTTAAACATTTATGTTACAATTAAGAGTCCCCGATTGTGGTATATAGTTATTACTAAAAAACTAATTTTAGCTTTTACGTCTACCGCCAAAGGTTACTCTACTCTGCCTATCAATATTGATTGGCATTTCGGGTCTTTGTTCCTTCATTAGATCATTATCTACCGCAGTGATTTGGTCTTGAGTAATTCTTGTGAAGTACTCGGCACGCGATTTTAATATCTCTTCAGGTATCCTTGCCAAAACAAGGCCACCAATTCCGATGCATCCTTTATACTGCCCCTGATGTAAAATTGGAAATTTGTGAGCTTGCCCAGAACTTTCTAGTTCATCGGCTCTTACGAAATCCCAACCTTCTCTAAGTTTTTTGGTTACATTAGCTGTATCCTCAAACCCAGTAACACTCGTTCTTATCCAACGATGTGCATATCCCTGTGGTGCAGGTGGCGCATCTAAACTCGATGGTGGAGCCCAAGATTTAGGTTGTGTATTTTCTTTCCTAGTCTCTGACTCGCGTGAGGTTCTTTTTATATTATCCATTTGCATTCTCCTTCACGTATTTTGCGTATTCCTCTAGTGGCACCCCTAGTTTTTTAGCGATAACTATTTGTGACTTGGTGAGTTTCACTGTTCGGCGTCCGGTTTGGTTTCTTTGTGCAGAAGCAACAGTCTGGACGGGTTTCTTTTGCTCCTGTGGTTGACTAAATTTATGAGGAAAATTATCCTTCATAACTTTATCAATTTCATTATAATACTCATCGCTCTCTGCGTCAAACCCCTGCTCTACAAGATCTTGGTGAGTCTGAAAGGCTGCACTAGTCATGATTCTATCTGTTCCGAACCATTCATTTTTCTCTGCCCAACCTTTAGCTCTACCAGATGGTGGTGCGTAAGTAGGGTTTTGAGGTTCTTGCATTACTGGGTTTTCTCTTTTTTCAGTAGCGACTTTAGTAGCTTTTTCTTCTTTAGCTTCTTCTTCTGCAGCTGACATTTTAGCTTTTTCTGCTTCAACTGCTAATCTTGCCATTGTAGAATTAGCATCTGCTATTTTATCTGAATCTTGTTCAGCAATTGCATCTTTTAATGCTGATCTTGCTTTTTCTTGTTCTGCGACTACTCTAGCTGAGTATTGTTCAATATAACTTTTACTTGTTTTAGAAAACCTAGTGTTAGTATCGTCTAACTTTCCTTGAACACTTTTTGCGTAATCCAAAGCGGCTTTTTCTCTTCGTTCAGCTTCTCTGATTTTAAAAGTTAATTTGTCAATTCTTCTTTTTACTTTTTCTGAAACGTCAGTAAGATCATCGACAGCGACTTTAGTTTTCTCTGGTTTTGATTCAACTTCAATACCTTCAATTCCAGCAGGTTTAGGTTCTGTATAACCTAAATCAACTTCTTGTTTTGGTAGTTCTGTTTCAACTGGTTCCGCCAGTTCTTCGACATTTATTGATTGGTCTTGAACACCATCAGTATCTAATTCAACTTCTGGCGACTTTTTTATTTCTTCGTTTTGTTCCATTTGTAGCTCCTGTTAATTGCGTATGTATTAGTATGCGTGCAAGATATCCTCCGGATTATTAATCTTTCCTATAATCTCATCATCGTTTAGAATACGAACTTCTCCGCCTTCTATTTTAAATCTAGATCCTGCGTATCGACCAAAAATTACCCAATCTCCTTTAGAACACCATGCTCCATTTGGAAATTTTTCTTTGTCTTTGTAGGCTAGATCCCCCACCTTCAATACATATGCACATACGGTAGTCATTTGTATTGTCTCTTGAGTTTTGTCTGAAAGATATATACCTCCTTTGGTTTTTTGAGGACCAGCGTAAGGTAAAACTAAAAGTCTATATCCTGTAGGTGTTGGAAGTTTTTCTAAAAGATCTACGTTCTTTTCAACTTCGTTAACATCTAGGATTGTATCTTTTGTTTTTATTTCGTCTTTTGATTTATAAGCATTGAGTAATGCTTCTGTATTTTTAGGTACTTCCTTTGAAGTCTCTAAGTTCTTTTTCATTTAATTGCTCCTGTTTTTTCTGCAGGTCTTTAAGATCCTGAAGCAAAGACTCTAGGCCTTTGATTTGACCTCTAATATAATGTAATTGTTCCATTTTGTCAACGGAGTACACTAAGGTATCTTTTAAACCCTCTAATCTTTTATTAATTAATCTTTCTACTGAAAATTCTGAATCCATTAATTGTTTTTTTCTAATAATACTTTGTTTGTTCCTTGTTCAATTGTTTTAAATCCCCAACATTTAAGAATATCTTGAATTAAAGTGAGATTATATTTTGGATAATCATCAAATATAAATCTTGTAACTGGGGCTGATCTTTGTGCAAACCAAACAGCTTCAGCAATTACATCTTTTGTCATGTGTGGCCCATCAAAATGCACTAATGAAAATTTAGAATTTATATGTTCTGATATAGTCATAAAATCAACATCAGTCATATTAGCTAAAGTAAATTTACCCTCATTTCTATAGGCATAAAAATCATTCAACATTGTATCTCTCATCTGATCTGTGTAGTCACATGTATATTCTGAAGATTCATCGTAATGTTGGTATTTTAAATTACCGTAAGGATCAACACCCACATGGATATAATTATTAATGACATTATCAATAATAATCTTAGACCCAAGTCCTTCACGAATTCCGATCTCACATGATTTAAAACCTTGGCAATCAAATTCTTTAGTCCATTTAGTAAGTAATTCATACTCTGTACTATCTCCTTTAATCATAAAATAGTTATATATTAATTATAAGGTTTGTAAATTTATTTCCACATTATTTTCTCTTTATCAGATCTGTTGCTTTAAGTCCATAGACACTTGCTATGACACCCACGAAAATTGTTTGATACCAAAATGGAAGCTGTGAAAAATACTCAAAGAATAATTGCATTTTTTCCATATGAGTTGGATCATCTGACCATACTGCAAATCCTAACATTACGATTGGGAGTGCCAATAAAAGCAAAATAAATTCGTCTTTCCAATCTGAATCTCTACTTTCTAATAACTTACCTTGATACTCTGCTTGACCATCTGCCATTTTTTGAGCATGATTCATCTGTGCATCTGCCATAAGCATCTTAGTTTTTTGCTTATTTTTGTAGATATGACTTCCCGCTTGGACAGCTAGTTTAATTGCTGAGAACCACATTAAAAGACTCCTTTAAAACCTGTGCCTCTAATAGCAGATCTACTACCTCTTACTCTTATTTCACCACCGTTAACCATTCCAGCACTTTTACAAGGTGGTTGTGTTCCGTCAGCACATAAAACAGTATTGTCTCCTTGACCGTCATTCATACTATTATTTAAATTATTTTTTGAATAAGAATCTGCTATTTGGTTAGCAGTTTGTGTTTTGCTTCTAGTAATTCCTGAAAATTTGTCTGCTATACCTTTAACAGCTCCAATAGCTATACCTGGTACATCTAAAACTCTTCCAACAACAAAATTAGCTGCATTACCTATAGCACCTCCAAAACCTGAACCTTTATTTACGTCAGCAATGTTTTGATTCATTACATTTCTGCCATAAGTAGAAGTCCCCGAAACAGCACTTCTGTCTACACCACTTGTATCTCCATAACCACGATCAGCTCTTTCTTGAGCTCTTCCTGGATCACCCATGTCAGCACCACCACCTCTAAATTTTCTAACTCTTAACCCACCTTTAGTCATTCCTTTTGAAAACTTAACAGGAGGTACTTGAGAATTAGGTCCTCTTAAAGGAGGAATAGTTCTGGTTAATCTTTTATTAGTTCTTATAGCCATTATTTTTTTAATTTATTCATTGCTGTTAAAGTTTTTTCAGCCATTTTTATATCAGATTGAGTTACTCTATCTTCACCTTTATTTTTTTGTGCATATTTTATAACTCTTGCTCTAAAATCTGCTTTATTTTGAGCAGCTCCTGCATCCATTCCGCCACCTCTGTTCATCTTAACCATTTTACCATTTTTAGCGGCAGTGTATATTAATTTTCCAGTTTTAGAATCATACAAAGAATGTGGATTCTGTTTATCTGTTATTTTTTTTTGTTTTTTATCTTTTGGATTATAAGGTCTTACAGCTTTACCTTCGCTAGCTCTAACCATTTTACCAGGCATTAAAGACTCATCTTGTAATCCCATTCCAGATGTTCTAGCAGCACCATAACCTCTTGATGCTCCACCACCCATGTAACCTTTGATATTCATTTGGTTCATTTCGCCACCGGCAGATTTTTTATCTACTTTAGTTTCGCTTTTACCTTTAAATTTATTTTTAGCATATGAATATCCTATTCCAATACCCGATCCAACATTTACTGCAAGATTTATTGCTCTACCCACAGGTGTTCTACCCAAAACTTTTTTACCTATATTTAAAAGTTTTGAACTTTTATTTACACTTGTAGTTAATGCTGTAGGATATTTTTTACCGTCACTTGTACCTGCTCTTAGTTTTAACGATCTTTCCATAAACTTACTGTTAACTAAAGGTTTTCCTACAGTTAAAGCACTACTAGGTAGTTTACTGGGATTTCCTGCTCTTAATTTTAATGATCTTTCCTTAAACTTACTTGTTGTTGGAAAAACTCCAATACTTTTATAAAGTTTGTCTAATCCTAATTTCTTACCCATTTTTTTTCTCCTGTTTCTTTTGATTTAATTCCATTTTTTCACGTGCAACTTCCAGTCTTGCATCTGACTGGTCATCGTTTTGTTCTAATTTCATTTTATCAAAGTCCAATCTGTCTTCAAATTGGTCTTCTTGGTTTTCTATCTTGATTGTACCCTCTTGAGACCTACGTTGTAAATCCATAGCTCTTAAATCAAGCTCTCTTTGTTTCAACATTACAATTGGGTCTTGTTTAGCTCCATCTGCTTGCATTTCTGCTTGAGCTAACTCAGAAGTTATCTGTGCTACACGTTTAGCTATCTCTGAATTAAGCATATTTTGGAATGCTTGAGGGTTTTCTTGTGATAACTGTATCATTTGAGGATTTTGCTGCATCATTTGTTGAACTTCAGCACTTGCTTTTAAAGATACGTGCTGAGAAATATGTCCTTGTAGATTTGCGTATACAGTAGGGTTAATTTGAACCATTCTAGTTCTCATAAACGCTGAATGGGCTGCTATGTGTGCATCATGATCTTGTTCTGGGAAAGCTACAAGACTTTTCATCTGCATTGCTTTCATATTTTCCATTGCAGGATCTTCTGGGATAGGTTTTACCTCTGGTTTTAATAATTGAGGTATTTCTTTTGTTCCTAAAGCTTCATAAACACGTCTATAAGCTTCGTGTAAGTTATGAAGTTGAGGATTTGACTGTGCTATTTGTAATTGTGTCTGTGCTAACGTCACTCTTTGTGACATTGAGAAAATATTTGGATCTGCAACAGGTAAAATATCTACTCTCTCATCAAAATCTAATAATTTTATAACTCTTTCTGCTCCATAAACTGAATAAGGATACTCAGGAGGTAAATATTCTGAAATTACATTAGCTAATAACTTAAATTCTTGCTTCATTGCATAGTAACAACGTTTATGAATAGCACTAATTACTCTTGAACCTCTTTCTAAAAGAGCAATTGTAGTTCCAACAGGTGCTTGTGAATTCATATCAGCAGTTGGGTTATCTGCAATAGATGCAAATCTTCTTCCTGCATCTACACAAAAACCTAAAAGGTTAAATAAAATAGCTGAGGGTTCTTTAAAAGGTAGTAACTGAAACTGGTCTCTAATATTTCCGCCAGGTGCATCTACGTCTCTGAACTCTCCTGGTTGAATAGGTTGGTCATCATCTCTAATTCTCATTCCTCTAGATTTAAATCCAGCAGGTAAGTTAGATAACGTTCCAGCATCTAATAACTGTCTTAAAGCAGTAGTTGCTGTTCGTGACAGGCCACCGATCATGTGAATTAAACCAAAACCATAAAAACCTAATCCTGGTAAAAATTTAAAGTGTGCAAAATATTCTTTTCTTGTGAATTTAGAATCATCTTTATTGTAATTTCTATATATAGATAAAACTTGTCTTGTAGATTCTTCTATTGTTACAATGTATGGAATTTTAATTCCTAAAGAATCCTCACCTTCTGAAATATAATCAGATAAATCTAAATCAACATGCATCTCTAAAACATTGTAGATATAGTCGTTAGTTTCAACAGGTTTAATCCCTTCTAGTTCATTGTATTTATCTTGAATTTTGTCTTCTTTCTTTTGAGGTTTCATTAAGTCTACTTCCATGTAGAATCCTGAAGCCATCTTTTTAAGTAAGTCGTTTTCTGATTGTTTTAAAACGTGAGTAATTCTTGGAGCATCTTTTAGATCAGTTGCGTAATAAGGTACTACTAAATCTTCTGCTGGAACAAACTTTGATACTGCTCTTTCTAAAAGAGAATCATAATAAATTTTTTTAAATGCAGATCCTGCTAAAGGTAAATAAAATAATAACTGATCAAACTCTGGAGTGTACTCTTCCATCTTCTCCATGATTTGATAGTTCATGAAATCTTTTACTCTTTGAGATTGTGCTTCAACTTCTTCGTTTTGTAATCCAACAATTTTAGTTTTTACTGGACCATCAGAAGGTAAGAGTTCTTTATAAGCTTGTGATTGGAATTGTGTTACGGCTTCCGATAACAAAGGGTGAGTAACATTACTTGCTCCTTTGAAAGGTTGTGTAGTAGATTTGTATTTAAATCCTAAAAGATCTAAACCATTTCTATAAGTGTCTTCCCAATCTTTTCTAGATTCTTTATCAGAATCATATTCAGAAATTAAATCAGACGCTAACTGTTGTAAAGCTTTGTCATCAATTGTTTCTGCAACGTTTGCAAAAAAATCTTCTGCTTCGGTTTCTTCAGCTACTTCTTCTTCACCATCTTCAGGTAACGAAACAACTGCCTCTTCCTCAATATCAATTTCTTCATCAATTGGATTATCGGTCTCAATAGCCATAAATTATTATGTTATTTTAGTTGGCTTGTTTCTTCCTAACTTACAAGATGCTTTTACGTAAGTACCTTTGTTAGCTTTGATCATTTTACCGTATTTAGCTCCGTCCATAGCTCCTAAGCCAAAACCATTACTTCCTAGTACTTTACTTGCTAACGTTCCGCCTTTACTAGATGTTGCATTTCTTCCTGGACCCATATTTAAAATCTTTTCTAAAATGCTTTTTTTCTTTTCTCCAGCGATGTTTCTCATGTTTGGTCTCATTAAAGCAGAGCCTGTTCCCGCTCCTGCCATTTTAGAACCAAGCATACCAATAACACCGGCTGCAAGTGCTCTTTTCATATTCTTCTTCATTGTTATCTCCTATAGGTTTATCGCCACATTGTAAAGCAAATTTACTTAAAAATCTATAATAGTGGTTTAAATATATTAGTATTGTCTACAAAACCACCTGCGTTCATATAAGCTTTCATAGGCAACAAAAATTTCTTTAATACTTGGTCATCTGCAATTAAAGTAGGAACTGTTTCATATAATCTAGGTTCGTCTGGACCCATTTCAATTACTCTTAGTTTACCTCTGTCTCCTGAAGATATTTTTAATAATTCTTCTGCTTCATCTAAAGTATTTGAAGCTCCTATATGCTCTTGAAACACATAGTTATCTCCGTCTTTATAAGTATAAGTAGCTCTACCGTCTTTAATGTTTTTTAAATACTCAGAATTATCTCTAGTGCTTATTTCTTCTACAACTTTAAATCTTTTATTAGGATTAGATTTAGGCATAGGAAACATTTCAAATTTAGCTCCATATTGATTAGCAATTTTTTTAAAAGGAGCTACCATAGTTGCAAGAGAACTTGTTTTTCTAATCTCACCACTAGCAGTTCTCATAATAGTAGTTCCATCCATTAATCCATAATTAATCTCATCTCCTATCATACTACCACCAGGCATTTTAATTCCTTTATTCATTGATGAAGGTATTATAGATACAGCGTTAATGTTTCTTTCTGCCATTGTTCTAAGTAAGTTCTTAGCTACATAATCTGGCCAAGATCTAGATAAAGGAGCGGCTGTAGTTTGTTCGATAGTTCCTCTTTGTAATAACTTACCTGCAGCAGATTTTTCTATTTGAGAAATCCTGTAATTCACATTAGCTAATTCTTGTTGCTGTTTTCTAGTCAATCCTGCAATCCCTCTACCAATTTCTCTAAAAGGAGCAGCCTTCTCCATTAACTCATCTCTTTGTTTTTTAAGAATCTTAACTGAAGTTTCTGTGTTGAAAGGATTAATTCTATTTTTAAAATAATTTTCTCTACTACTTTTATTAGCTGAAAATTGTTCCGAGTGAATATCTGTTTGAGCCTCACTTACTCTTAAATGTCTTTTGTTACCTCCAAGTTTAGGATTAGGTAAATCATCGTATCTAATAAAACCAATTTCATTATCTATGAAATGAGGATTTCCGCCACCCGTTGCAAATTTTCCTCCGTCAACATTAGGTAATCTTTTGCCATAATAAATTACGTCTTCAGTATAATTTTCTCCACCTCTTAAAGCATACCCTGTTTGATTTTTATAAGTTGGGTAAAAATTATTTTTACCTACTTTATCTCTTCTAAATTTTAAACCGTTTGGAAGATCTACTTTTTTACTATACTGATTATAGTCTCCTGTAGTTCTATTTAACTTAACTAATATATTTGCGAACGCAGCAGGGTCTGATGCTTCTCCTGCTAGATCTCTTAAATCATTTTGTAATATTCTTATAGCGTCTGCATCCATAGGATTCATTTGATTATCTGCTGTTCTAGCTAGCCCTCTTAAATTATTTAAAATAGATTGAGTTGTGCCGGTGTCCTGTAGCCCTTGTTTAATTGCTACATTTTTAAAATTATTAGTAAGTTCTAAAACTTCTTCTGTCGGGTTTCCTCTAACTCCTAACCTTAATGTTTTTAAATCATTGATTGGAGAATTTTTTACCATGTCTAATAAAGTATCTCTGTCTACGGGTAGTTTCTCATCCATTGCGATTTTTAAGAATCCTGATTCAGGTTTACCGTCTTTATTTAATTTTATCATATTAAGTTCATCTAACTCGTCAGCGGTTACTCTACGAGAGACACCGGTCAACGGACCAGAGTTAACTTTAAGTTGTGGGTTGTTTGCTTTTCCTAACCACTTAATCCATTGTTCTGCCGGAGCAGAATCAAATTGTGCTTCTTTAATTCTATCAAAAGTTGCTGAACCCACAATTGGATTAGTGTCACCATAACCTTTTCCTTGTGTGAAAGGAATGTTTTGTACTTCACCAAATTTAGAACGAGAGGACATTGGTACTAAAGCTTTAGAAGGACTTAAAATTAATTCTTGTGATTGGCCGGTGGCCGTTAAACTGTCGCCAGCTGAATCTGATACTGTTTTGTTTGGAGTGTAAGTAACATTACTACTTGGCTTTGGAGACTTAAAAAAGTTTCTAGCACCTGGAATTCTTTTTGCAATTAAAGCGGTACCTAGTGCAGTAGCACCCAGTGCTGCTATTCCGCCAACGGCCGAAGGCCGTTTATCATCTACAACAATAGAAGTATCCTCCTTAGTCAATGGAGTAGAACCTTTTCTTATTTGTTCAAGAAAGGTATTTGTATTTAGAAATTGTTCGGCCACTAAAAGACTCCTTTAAACCCTGTACCTTTAATAGCAATACCTACTCCTTGTACCACTGCTTCGCCACCATGATTAAATTTAGGTGTAACACCTTCCTCTTGAGACATCTCACTTAGAGTTCTACTTTTTGCTTTTTCTTTTCCTTCTTTTTCTGTCTTAGAATGTAGTTGAGTTTCTTTTGAATCTTTATATTTTTTATACTTCTTCATAGCTTTTTCACCAAAGTATGAAACGTCTACTGAATCTTTCATAATAATCTCCTAATAATATTTATAGTCTCTTTCAATTTTCATACCTTCTGGTTCATCCATATAGGTTGATATAAAGTTACCTTGTCGATATCTTAACACAGCTTGTGTGGTACTGTCGACATAGTCGTCATGTTGAGCAAAAGGAAAAGCTGCACATTCCTCTATTACTTCTTCGGCAAAATGAGCTCCATCTGGATAAAACACCATTCCTGATTCAAATACAGGAGAAGCAGCATTAACTCTAGCATGCTTATCTTTACCTTTTGTAGGTATGAAATCAATTACTGGAATACCAGCACGCCTTAATTCTTGTATTAGAGATTGTCCACTAGCCTTAGCTTCCACAATAACTGACTCTGGTTCCCAATATTTATAAGCTTCAAAAGCAACAGCTTTAAGTTCTGGAAAATCCCAACGACCTTTTTCAGCATCAAGTAAAATTAAACAACTATCTTCTGGAGTAGGTTCAAATATTCCCCATGTAGTAATAGCACTGTAGTCGGCAGATTCTTTTTTAGAAAATGCAGTATCATAACTTTGGATAACATGTTTTAAAGCAGGGACTTTTCCTTTCCAGGGGACCCAATAATCTCTTTTAATGATGGCACCTTCTTCAGCAACTGGGTCCTGCATATATTGTGCGTTCCAGTTTCTAGGTGTAATAGATGCTTTAACACCTTCTAATTCTTCTAATGACCAATACTCAGGCCATACAGGATTCCCACTATCTAGGATTGCAGGAAATTCTATAAGTTTCCATTTATCAGCTTTAGGTTCACTTTGTGCTTTGACGAGCCTTCCTGTTAAATCATCTTGAGCCCAACGAGTCATTACTAACAATATGGAACCACCTGGTTGTAAACGCTGTCTGGGTCCTGATGAATACCAATCGTACGCTCTTTCCATAGCAGAGTCAGATAAAGAATCTTGCTCTGTATGTGGATCATCTATAATAAGCAAATCGGCCCCTCGACCTGTGATAGATCCGCCAACACCCGCTGCAAAGTACTCACCGCCATGGTTAGTCTCCCACCTGCCTTTTGCTTTACTGTCTTCTCGAAGTTTAACATCTCCAAAAATTTCTTTATACTCCTGGCTATCAATTAAGTTTCTAACTTTGGAACCAAATCTACCAGCTAGTTCAGCGTTGTGTGAAACTTGCATAATTTTTTTCTTAGGGTACTTCCCTATAAACCAAGCCGGATATAAAAAAGATGCAAATTCAGATTTTGTATGACGGGGTGGCATATTCACAATGAGCCTTCCTTGTTTTCCCCCTGCAATTTTAGTTAACTCATGAGCAATATGTTGATGGTGGCCCCACTTTTTTGGGTCCTTTTCTTTTCTACAAATAAAATCTGGCCAAACTGCTTGAGCAAAATATAAAAAATTATCTTGACATAACTTAATATGTTGAATGTAGGCTTGTTCTACACGATCTCTTAATTGATCATTTGTTAGTGTATCGAGACTCATAAGTAATTGATAGTTTATACATGTGTATTCCTGATTGTAAAGGCAAGCGTCAGGTACCATAATACGCCAAATAAGAGGGGTGGGGGTAAGCCTGTACAGGTAAGAGTTTTTGTGGGGGTTTGGTACCTCTATTGAGGTGGGGAATGGTGGCGACCTAGTCGCCACCATGAGAGAGTTGTTAGTCGTTTCTAGGTGGTTGGTTGCCCATAAGTAAGTTCATTACATCACCCATTTTAGAGAATATTCTCTCTCTAAAATCATCAACTAATGGGTTGCCATTGTTAAGCAATATAAATTCCTCAACTGCACTTTCCATGAACTTATAAAGTATTTCATAGTTAAGCGACTTGAACTTGTCATCACTCATCAACGATTGGATTTTACTATTATCAATGTCGTTGCCTAAATGTTTATCAAGCATAGTTGAAAACAATTTAGATGGTAAGTTATTATTGTCATTGTTATTTGGCATTAGTATTTCCTTTCTTTATTTTTTCTAATGTATCATTGAAAGGCTTGAACTCAAGCGTTTCTATTTGTTTATAAAAGCCATTAACCAACAACTGCAATTTATAATCGCCACTGTTTTTAACGTGTTCAATAAATGACTTACTATCAAATCTTCTTTGAGTTCGTTCAATCTTTTGAATGTAAGAACTGTTATCAATGATGTAGACGTTTTGTTTAAGTCTATCAAAGATACCTTTCACAACTTCTTTAGTATCTGCTTTTAAAGTTTGATACTTGTTAAGTAAGTAAGCTTGATTGATGTATGCTTTAAGCACTCTAACATCTGCCTTGCTCACTGCGTTAGCTTTTGTTTTTTTTGCGTTTTGCATTTTTATTTCCTTATTGTTTTATTAATTTATAAGATAATAATTTATCTTATCTGGATAAGATAAAGATTTTTACAAAGATTGATACAAAAAAATAAACTTTATTTTAATTTAATTTAGATGTGCTTGTGAATAACCCTCACTGATTTTTAGTGAGGGTTTTTATATTTAAGAAGTTTTAGTGCTGGGCACTGGTGCTGGGCACTGGTGCTGGGGGTTAGTCTAATACAACAAACGAGGCTACAACGAGGATTACAACGAGGATCAGCATTGTTCCTCCTGCTTTTTGTTGGGTTCTTTTAGATGTCCTATCTCATGCAAGTAGTCATACGAGGTATTCATAGTGCTTGTGAAATGTCTAGTCCTATGTTCTGATGGTGTGTCCTCATCTGCGTGCATACACATCTCTGCGAGCAATCGCTTCAGCTTGTGATTTTGTTTCTTTATGTTCTCATGTTCAATCGCCTTGTTGCTTGATTGTACTTCTTCTATTAGTCTATCTGTTTGGTCTGTCATGTTATCTCCTTTTCCTTTTGTGTATCACACTCCTCTTGGTCTAGCAATAAAAAATTTAGAATAATGTGCGAAAGCAAAATCGCCAGGTGCCAGTCCCTAAAGGAAGAAGTAGTTTACTAACCGAACGCATAGCAAACGAGGAACGAGGTATAGAGATGTGTGAACCCAACAGGAGCTACTCAAAAGATTCACACACCGAACGTGTTAAGCCGTTCCCTAATTTCTGGCACGCCAGCGCCAGCCGTTAAGGAATAGCCGTTGGCTATGCGTAAAGCATAGCCAACGAGAAACGAGGATTTACCACCAACAAGTATAATAAACGCACTCGCCTTTTTCTACTACTTTTCTAGCCTTCTCGACAAAGCCTAAATCGTAAGCCTTCTGCTCTTTCTTTTCCTCGTCATCATAGTCATAACTATCTTCGCCGAAAAAGAACCCACATGTTTCAGGCAAGAGTTCGCCCTCTATAGCTTGCTCGAGTTCGTCAATCATACCTTCGTTGAGCCAAAGTCTTTCACAATTAAACTCTTTGTCCCCATAAGGATTTTGTTCAACAAACTTATTTTGAAACCAACCATGTAATCGGTTGTGCTTTCTCCAATAAGCCAACTCCTCTCTGTTGTCGTCTTTTATTTCTTTTTTATCTTCAACAACATTCTTGGTCTTGTAGGCATACATGTCTAAACCCATGTTCATCTCCTTTGTTAGTTAATATCCTTATGCTTATCATAGATGGGATACATGTCAAACATTATTTTCACCATATTTTCCACCAATATCTCACCTGCTCTGACGCCCCAGCTCCCCAGTCCCCAGCTCCTGTAGTACCCATCACCAGCAGTGCCACGGAGATCCAAACGAGGAACGAGGTCGCCTCTGGATAAAGTATTGAAAAGAACACGAGGAATGCAATTAGGAACAAGCTTCTACCTCTTTATCGAAAGCAGCCAGCTTCTCTTCCCGTGCTGAATCATCTAATTCCTGAGCCAGTACTTCAACGGCAAACCAAACGAGGTCGTTCTTCAGTATCGTCAACGAGGAAGGGTCTTTGCAAATGTTGTAGAGCTGCAGGCCATTCTTGATCCCAGCTGCATCCGCGGTGTCTGTTAGGACCTGCCAAATCTCATCCTCATGATCATCATAAAACGAGGACGTCTCGTTGTAATAGATCAGGCCCCCGATGCCACCGGCGCAGCCGTGTTTCGCAATGTCTGAGATTAGAAAACTTTCTTCCTTCTCTCCTTCAGTTAACCATTCTTTAATTGTGCTAGTCATCTTTCACCTCCGACTCTTTCCATGTGTTACCGTTGGCGATGCATGGTGTGCCCTTGGCACCTGTCAGTGCGTATACTTTGTCTTCTTTAGGTTTGTCCTCTTCTACTTTAATATATTCTGTTCCGTAGTATTCGTTCATCTGTTGTATTAGTTTTTTACTTATAGTCATATTTTCCTTTCAAAAGTAAATCACACCTGTCGCTAATAGTAAGCCGACATACGCTGTGATAAATATTAATATATGTGTCATCCCATTATAGATAAGATGTCTTGGTCTAGATGTCAAGCTTTTATTTTTTTTATTTTGAGCTGGATAAAACAGGATCCTGAGCTGCTGGTTCCAGATGGTAATGGATCGGTGAGGAGTGGTGCCTCACAAACGAGGAACGAGGAATTGGTAATCCTCACAGGACACAGGTTCTTCTG